TAACAACGGTCTGCTAACGGGCTCTGCTCATGCGCTAGTCGCTTACATAATCGCAGAGTACCCGGTACTTAGTCGATGCTAGACTCTCCATCACTCGTACTCACCATCCTGCGCCATCCATTGGCTGCTCGGGTTATTCCGAATGGGTGTTCTTGGGTCCTTTGTGCTGACATCCAAGTCCAGGGGGAACCAATCCCCGGTTGCTCGTTCCTCGAATCGCATCGGATTATACGTTATGCGATCAAGCCCGCCGGTCTCTTCTTCAAACCAACGGTCCAACACAGGGTAGGGCACACACCAGGCCCCCAGCCCCTTTTCCACTTCCTTCTCTTGTGACAAAATATACGCTAGGCGGTCTTGTGCCGAGCGCAGAGCTTGTTTTCCATAGAAATAGCAGTAGATCTAAAACTGCAGCAATAGCTCGCTAGTTCGCTCAACGACGTCTCCTTTTCTTTGCCACTTCAGCAGTTCCCACATCTCTTCTTTTGGGAATTGGGGCACCAAAAGGCCATCCTCCCTTTTGAAGAAAGCACGCTTCAAGAACGTTACTTGCTCCAAGGTGGACAGCTCCAGTGGTGCTCCCTTTTCCTTGGCGCTAGATAGCTTGATGCCTCTAGCCAGAAGAAGTGCGGGCAGCTGACGCACGAAGTCGTCGTGTCGACTAGCTAACAGCAAGTCGTCGCCGTAGTTTGCATCGCGAATGAAATAGTCGAAGTCCTCGAGAGAAAAACCCGCATCCATCCATGCCAGACGGAGATAGACCGAATTACAGAAAGAGTTGAACAAAGTTGTCAAAGCCCACCCCGACGGATTGCCGTGGTGCACCAAGTACAACAAGTCCAGCGCCACTGTTTAGCGGTGCATGCACTCCTCGATCAGCACTCGTCGCACCATCGCATTCTCTGGCCCGTCGTCGTAGCGTTCATTTGCCACATCGACTAGCAACCGAAAAAGCGTTAGCGGCGTTATGCCGTCGAAACCTTCATAGTCTCCGTCAGCGATTGTCCGGGAAAACTCGATTAGCCATTGGCCAACTTTGTTCCATTCCTTGGATTCCGCCGCGATGCCGACCTTACATTCCCAATTGTTCTTCTCATCGTATAACAACGATACCAAGTCCATGTAGTACATTCGGATGGCGATGTTCAAATCGATTGCTCCAATCGTGAAGCACCGAGTTAGGCCATTTTTAATCTTCTTAAGCTTGCGTCGTTCGTCTTTCGGCATATCGGTCCACAAAGCTCCTATCATCTTGCCTTTCTTCGCCATTGCGATGCGGTATTCAACGCGCTCTCGCAACATGTTAGTCTTCCCCTCCATTATGTCAGTGAGCAACTGGCGACGCCGG